GATCTTTTTTGCTGTCCGTATGTTGGTGTGATTGATGGAAAAGTAGCCATTATGCAAGTAAACCTCCAGGTCTTTTCTGTTTAATTAATTCTGTCTCTATAGCTGCTGATAATGCAATACCTAATGCTCTACCTTCATCTTCATCTCCTTCTACGTTAGAACCAGAAGCATCTACGTTTACAACTATATTCATACCACCTCCACCAATACCAGCCAAATCATGGTTTGGAATAATATTTCCTGATTGATTAGGAACAAATAATTCTGGCCCACGTTCTCCAACAATATAAGGTTTCCTCATACCAACAGGACCACCATTAGCTGCAAATGCTGTTGCACTTCCAAATCCTTGCACATCATTTCCTATTTCAAATGGAGCAAAATTAAATAGACTTAAAAAACTTCTTGATAACTGAGTAGCTATCATTTGAGCAGCCATATCAAGAAATGCATCTGCAATTCTATTAAACATATTTCTAAACGCATCACTTACAGACATTGTACCTTTAACAATTCCTTTAAATGATTGTTCAAATGATGAACCTAATGCTCTACTTAGTGTAACTACTGCTGTTCCAGCACTATTTAATTCAATTAATTTTTTATCAAGAGTTTCAATTTCATTATTAACAACAGTTAATGAATCAGCTAAAGCAGTTGTTTCAGCAATAATTTTTTTAAATGTTTCTATTTGTTGTTCATTAGCATCTTCTCCTGTAAGTTCTTTAAATTCTTTTAGTTTTTGTTTTAATAATTCTGTATTTCTAATTCTTTGACGATCTAAGAAACCTTTTGTTTGATTTAATTTTATATTTTTTTCTTCTTCTTTATTTAATAATTCCATTGCAAGACGAGCACTCATCATTGAATTACTAAGTTCTACTAAATCCCGTGCATCTGCTTTTAAGTCTGTTGCACTTTCAAAACCCATTGCTCTTAAAACTTTAATTTGATCACCAGGACTTCCCTCTCTCAATTCAAATGCAGCTAATGCTTCTGCTATTTCTTCTGGTCTTCTTCCTGTCCTTTTTCCAACAGGACTAAAATCTAATTGACTAAATCCATTATTTTTTACAATATCTTGTAATCTTCTACCCTCTGCACCTGGCAATAATGCAGCTAAAGCTCTTGTAATACCTAGTCTTTCATTTATATCTGCTAATACACCTAAGAACTGCATACCTATTTTTGCAATATTTGATGATATTTCTGTAGCATCATCTCCAAACTGTTTCAGATTTCTAGTTGTATCTTCTCCTAATATTATTGTTGTTTGCCTCACTGCTTCATCAAAAGCAGCTTGTTTTCCTCTAGCTTTTTCTAATAATTCAATATTTCTACCAATAATTGTATTACTTTCACCTAAAGTCTCAACAATCTTAGTTGTGTCTTGATTAAACTTTCCAAAGGCTTGACCTAGTTCACTAACTTTTCCAATAGTTGTATCAATTAAAGATCCAAGTTGAGTACCAACTAGAGATAAAGCAAAACCAAACTGACCACCAAGTAATCCACCACCTGCACCACCTAAAGCACCACCTATAGCTGCTCCACCACCTTGACCAAATAATAGAGGAAAAGCTCCACCAATTAATGCACTCGATCCAACCTGACCTCTGACTCTTTGATCTCCTCTTCTAAATCTTTTTATTCTGCCTCCAAGAGATTCTCGTAATCTTTCTCTTTCTTCTAATCTCTGTCTTCTTTCTCTTCTTCTTCCTCCTTTATCATTTTGCATACCAGGCTCTCTTAATAAATCACGTTGTTTTTTCAACTCCGCATTCATTTCTTTTATTCTTGCAGTTACTTCTTTAAAATCTTTTTCTGTAAAATCTAGATCCTTTCTAACCATCGTCAAAGTATCTAAATATCTTTCAATAGCATTAACAGTATTAGCAGGAGTAAAGTTTAATAATGTACCTAAATTTGTATTACTAAAACCAGCAACTCCAGGAACATTTCCAGAACTCATTGCACCAAACGTAGAAGCTGTTATCTTTGCACTTTCATTGAATCTTTGAAGAGATTTTATTTGTGCTGAAAAATTAAATTTAGTAAAACCCTGAGTAAATAATTGAAACTTTTCACTTGTAATACCAGTAGAAGCAGCAACATCTTTCATCCTTGTTGCTAATTCTCTTGTAGATGTAATACCTTTCCTATTTGCTCCATCAAAATTTAAAGCACCTCTGGTATATTCTTCAAATGTTTTTGCAGCTTCTTTAGTTGCTTTTGCTAATTCTTTTCTTTTTGCAATTGCATCGGCAGAAAACGGACCACCTGTTTTAGTAAATCTGCCATCAGCACCTCTACCACCTTTAGTCTTTTTTTCTAATTCAGTTAATTGCTTATTTAAAGAAGCAACTTTACGATCAGCAGAAGTTAATTCTTTTTGTAATCTTTTTAATTGTTCGTCTTTAGTCCTGACATTAATATTAATTCCGTACTCTGCTGCCATTTACTCGACCCAATAAATTACTTCTATATTACCGCCTTCTGGGTTTCATGGCTTGTTTTTTTTGCACTTGTTCTTTATATTTCTCTTCTTCCTCATGTTTTAACTCAAAAAAACCTGCCCATGCTTTTAGCTCTTCTTTAGTTAAATTTTCTGTAAGTTGTTTTATCGTCATTCCTAACTCTTTAGCTAGAAAAAACATAAAGTACCAATCTTTATTAGCTTTTTAAAGCTGCTTTCGCTTCCTCCACTTTTAATTCGTCACCAGATGTCATCATCGCAACTTGTATTTCTTGTAAAATAGTTGAGTTTACTTCTCTTCTTAATGATGCTTTATGACCATCTTGAAATAATCTTTTGCCATCTTCATCTAATGCTTTTTCAATCATAAGGTTTAAGGCAAACTCATTACCATCATCTCCTTTTGATTTTGCAAGTATAGATTCTCTTTCTGCAATAGTTAATGGATGCCAATAAATTTCTAATACTGTTTCTTCTCCATCTTTGACTTCATATTTATATTTTTGGCTAACACCAAATTTGTTTCTGAGGAGTTCAATCGCTTCCATAGTATTCTAATATAATATTTATATTATACTTATATTAAGCATTTGCTGTAAATTGACAAGAAATAATCCCTATAAAATGACTTCTATCCTCTATTTGTAACATAGTTGGACCATTTACATCTGCAACTCTTGGAGTACAACTAAATGTATCAGTATAGTCAGAAGCATTAACAGAGGTAAGTCCATCAATAACAGATTCACTTATAGCAGATACAACTGAAGTTCCTTTATTTTTCGGCACATAAATATTGCATTGAATAACACCAGCATAGTAATCAGAAGCAGCACCTTGATTTTGTACAGTTGATTGATTAAAACTTAAATTCATAGTTATATATTTTTTAGTTTTTCCAGGAGTTGTGAATGGCACATTATCATTAAGAACAGAAACAGTATTATCTGCTGCTACTACCGCATCTGTAACTGCTTTTTCAAAAGCTGCTCTGGCATTAACTAAAGTCATAATTACGAAGGTTCAATATAACGCTGAGAAGATCCAGGCTTGATTTTACCAAAACCACTACCAGGTCTAGCTCCTACATATATCTTACCTTTCTCTCTCATATTATCTTTAATAATCTTGCCAGCTTCACCTTGAACCCATTGTGAAATTATAGGATTTTCAGAAGCATAACCAGCATATTCAGCAGTGTTACCAATATAAATATCTTTATCTCTAAATTTATAATTAGTACCAACAGGAAAACGAGGATCAATTACTGGATTTTCAGGTCTTGTTGATTTTCCCGTTTTAAAAAATTCTTCTGAAGCTTCTCTTTTTAAACCTGCCCAAGGTTCGTGATCTTCAACACGATCAGTTTGACCAATAGGATTTCTTCTTACTTTCCAACTAGATGCTAAAAAACCTGTCCATACAGGACTTGCTTCAACAGTACCTAAATTTGCATGAAGTTCTCTAATAGTCTGAGCAAAGTCTGCATCTAACTGTGCCATCTGATTTTTCATTACATTATCAGCATTAAAGTTTTGTTCTTTTGCCATCAGAACCTTACCAAAATAGTAAACAAGTAAGTTTGACCACCTTGTTTTGTATCAATATCAGTTATCTGTGCAACTCTTGTAGATCCAGCATAAGTTAATGTAATCTCATCATCAAAATCAGGTTGATTATCTCCAATAAGATCAGGTGTTATATAAATTTTTGCCTGTCTTATTTCTCTACTATCATCTTCAGTTGATCTTACATATTCAACTGGTGCTTTAATGCTATAAGTCGTATCAGTTGTAGTGAATGCTCCTGTGCTTGTGTTATAACTACCAGATGCTTTTTTTGTATAAACAATAGAAGAATCAAAAGAAGATCCAAGATCAGATACAACCTGTTTAGCAATTTGCTTAAATGCTGAGTCTAACTGTCCTGCCATTAACCTCTGACCACTCTAAGTTGAAAACTACCTGCTCCACCAAGCATATAGGCTCCAAGATAACTTTGTAACCATGGGTAAACATCAAGAATATTATTTATAGATCCAGTACCCTGACTTGCAGTATTGTACTTAACTTGAATATTCCAGTAGTTCCTGTAATAGCATCTGTATCATTTGCTAATGCTCTAGCTAGTTCATATTGTGCATATTTAATATTGTTTGGTATTGCAGTACAGGCTAGTTCAACTCCATCTACCTGATAATTATTTCTGGGAAACTTTAATGCCTGACTATCATCAC